CACTCTCTGTGTCTTCCTCATTTCCCTTATCTTTCAGGAAATGGCGACTGCACTCTGCCCGTCGCGTCTTGCCCCACGTCAAACCGCCTGCGGTGGTGGGGTCCGCTGTACTTGCCGCTTGAACGCGGTTCGTACTGAGGAGGTAATCAGGTCTGGATTGAGACTTATTCGGTTGCGCTTTTCCCTTGGGAAAGGCGAGTTACCGGATCTCGATCCTACCTGTCTTGGCAAGTACCTACTCTTTCTTCTCTCCCCCCGGTCCAGCCGGGTCTCCGTTCCTTTCCCCCGCGTCCAGCGCGGCTGGAGTCCAGAGGGCTTTCCCTCTCTCCATCGCCTTGGTCGTAGGCAGCGGTGGGAACTGGCGCACAGCGTCAGTTCCTTGAAGAAGGGCCTTCCTTCCGCCGCCTGCTCCCTTCACCCTCTCCCCTCCGTCCGCGAGTCCTGGTTCTCCAGGGCCTGCGACCCATCTCCTCCCTCTTCTTCTCCTGACTACCTCCGCTTTGCACGGGGGGTAGTCCGCGAGGTCTTTCCCTTTGGTTGGGACCGGGGTTACCATGGCTTCTGTCATGGTTTCTTCCCGCGTCGATCAGCTCGCGCTGATAGGGGCTTCTCGTCGGACTTTTGGTCTGGTTCTTCAACTTGGTTGAAGTTCCAGGCCCGGGTTCGTGCGGGTGGTCCCCTTCCCAAGGGGGCGGGCGGTTGGAATCTCCGTTATAAGGAGGTTCCCACCGCTGGGAAGTTGAGGCCTTTGGGTATTCCAACTTATCGTTGGGATACCCTGGGTCCCTTGCATGAGTGCCTCTACTCATGGTTGGGGAGAAAGGATTGGCTTCTTGTCGGCCCGCCGACTGAAGCCAGAATCAAGGAGGTGTGTCAGTTCGACTGGCAGACTTCCGTTGATTTGGTAGGAGCCACAGGTAACCTTAGGTTAGGTGTGGCCGATACCATCCTTAGTGCGCTCCTGGCGCGTTGCGAGGTGGTTCCTGGTTCTGTGCGCCAGGACGCTGTGGATTCCCTCCACCCGACCGTTTCTGACCGTGAGGTCACTCACGGTCAGATGATGGGCACCTACCTTTCTTTCCCTCTTCTTTGTCTTCAGTCCTACATCGCAGCCCGTTGGGCCGTTCGCGGTGCTGAAGCAAAGATATTGATTAACGGTGACGACTGCCTTATAAGCAGCCCGTCCCCCGTCCTCGCTGAGAGTTACCCCGACTGGGCAATTCTTAACGAATCCAAAACAGGTCGTTTTCGATCTGTTGCGGAAATCAATTCCACTTGTTTCCTCCGTGAAACAAGTGGGAGGTGGAGAGAGGTGAGGCACCTCAGGAGGGGAGGTGGTACGCGTGACCTCCAGGGTCACGTGCACCAGGCTGCTGTTTGTCGCGCAGCCGGACGTGAATGGGAGCGTGCTTTCGTCAAGGCGAAGCTTCGCTCTCGTTGGATTCTTCGGCCCAGTGACTTGGGCTTCGATCTCGGTGTACTTGAGTCCTTCAAGTACGAGCGACGGCTCAACCGTCGCGGCTACGTGGTCCTGCCACGTAGCACCGGGCTCGATGACGGGCGATACAGGCTTTCGCTTGATTCGTCGTCCGAGGAAAGGTTGGAGGTCATGTTGGACCTGTGGGAGCACGGCCGGTCTTTTCAGACCGGTACCGATTCTCTTTCCTTCCGCGCCTTTCAGCGTTTGAAGGTGGAGCCGTCTTCTGCCTTTCTCAAGGCTAGGGCGGCCGGCTGGAGGGGCTGCGAACTTTCGTTCGGAGTCCGTTCACCGGAACCGGTTCCTCGTCCGCGTGGCGAGGTGGTGCTTGCGGAGTCTAGATTGTCCAGCAATCTGGGTCCCGTAGGGGAGGTGGATGAGGATGGATCAATCCTCGTGGTGGCGGACCCTCTTCGCAGGTTATGCTGAAGGGTTTGCGCGGTGTGTCGAGTGTCGGTGCACATTCTTACGGACCTTTCCCGATAGGGACGGCCATAGGGGATCTCTCCTCCGCAAGAGATCGTCGTTTGCCAGTGGATGGCCACCTGCGTTTGCGGGTGCGACGACCACCTACAATTGTAGGTAGGGGGACCTTCACTAGGTTGTAAGAGAGGGTGAGGCGGCTTAAAATCCGCGGCTCCAGAAGTCATCCGGAGTGTAATGAGTGTGTACCGACTTGCCGGCAAGTGGTCGCCTGG